CGACCTACTCCAGCACCAAGGCGGTGATGACGCAAGCGGAGGCGACTACCAAGGGGTGGCAGAGGATTCTCAAGGCGAGGTTCCTGCATCCCCTCACGGAATGGAAACTCCCGGAGATTTTCGAGGACGTGGGCGCAAAGTATTCTCCGGAACTTGCCAAGTACGTTTGGATTCCGCCGGCGAGGAAGTGGATTGATCCCCCTCGGGAATCCATGGGGCATATCGAGGCGGCGGCTTCCGGGGTTGAATCTTACCAGGACATTGCAGCCGAACAAGGGAAATTCTGGCGGGACTTGCTTTCGGAACGGATGGAAGCGATCCGCGCGGCGCAGGATGCCGCGAAGGAATTGGATGTTGAATGGCAGGACTTGATCCCTGCCAATGTGAAACCACAAGGGGGGCAGAATGCCGGTCAAGTGCAAAAAGATGGGGGACAAGTACAGGATCGTGGGGCCGGACGGAAAGGTGGAAAAGAATAAAGCCGGAACTGCGGTTGACGGTGGGGGGCATGATTCCATGGAATCTTGTCAGAAACAGGCTGGCGCGATCAACTCGGAACACGGCATGAGACAGGAAGGGTGGGAGGATTCCGAGGAGTATTGCGACAGCTTCCCCATGCGGAAGTGGGATGGAAATACCAAGGTTCCCGCTGCGGCGATGTGGTTCAAGGATCCCGGCGGGACGGTGGAGTTTTACAAATCCGAGGAAGACGAGCAGCCTCGATTCCGGATGGTAGGTTACACCGGACAGGCGATGCCGCATCCTTTTTTCGGAAAGGTGATTGTCAATGTTGCAGGCGTTGAAATGGGAAAAACAAAAAAGGGAGGGAAAAAGGGAGTGCTGCGAGAGCACAATCCTTACCGCATTGTTGGATATGGATACCCCGCCCGCGATCAGGGAAGCATTACGTTGGAAGATGGCGTGTATTCTGAAACGACACGCGACGGGCGAGAGGTGCGAGGACTGCAAGCGGAAGGATATCCATGGGAATGCTCCATAAATATAGACAGGGCAACCATTGTGGACTTGCCGCGAGGCGAGTCGATGGAGGTGAACGGTCGGCTGCACAAGGGGCCAGCCATCGTCTTCACCAAGAGTAGACTGCGGGAGATTTCCTTCTGTGCCCTTGGTATGGACGCGGACACAATGTCCATGGCGGCAGCCAACGGCGAACAGGTGGAAATCGAACTTGAGAAAGATAAGGAGCCAGAGATGAGCGAAGAGAACGTCGCGGCCGAAGCCCCTGATGTCCAGAAGATCACGGCAGAGGCCAAGGAAGACGGGAAAAAGGAACTGGTGGCGCACTTCGATGCGCTGTTCGCCGAGTTCGGCCAGGACTTCGCGGTGGAGATGTTCCGCGCGGGGAAGTCCTTGGACGAGGCGAAACTGCTGCACTACGAAAAGGTCAAGAAGGAACTCGCGGACCTGAAGGCTGCGGCGCCGGTGAAGACGGAAAGGGCGGAAGCGATCCCCACGGGTTCCGCGCCTGATGTCGAGAAGCCGAAGAGTCTGAAGGCGGCTGCGGAATCCATCATGCAGGAGCGCAACGCCAAGGGTGAGAATCTTACTCTCGGCCAGGCCATGAAGCTCGCGCTGAAGCTGGGCTTCGAGGATAGGCAGTAAGGAGGAGCCATGAGTCAGTACAACGAAGGGATTAAAGCCTTCACGTCTGGCGAGGCTCTTGCTGCTCGCCGGAGGGTGAAATGGAGTTCTAGCACCGTTGTTTATGCGGATGCTGGAGAGGCTTGTATCGGAGTCACGGAACACGCCTGCGCGAGCGGGGAGATTGTTTCCGTCCGTCTTAGAAACCATCCCGGCACGTTCAAGATTGCCGCGTCTGAAGCCCTGTCGGCGGGCGCGTCTCTTTACGGGGCCAATGATGGGAAGGTGGCCGATACTGCAAGCGGGACGGCGTACTACACGGCGCTGGAGGCCGCGACGGCCAACGGTGACATTATCGAGTGTATGCCGATTGTCTAAAAATCAGCCCATGCGGCGGGCTACGGCCCGAATGAAAGGAAACTGAAATGTCTCAATATAATTCTGGATTGAAGGCGTTCACGTCCGGCGAAGCCCTCGCGGCAAGGCGCCGGGTGAAGAAGTCTTCGGGCACGGTTGTGTACGCCGATGCGGGAGAGGAGTTTATCGGTGTTACGGAACATGCCTGTGCGAGTGGTGAAGTGGTAACGGTGAAACTGCACAACGTTTCCGGAACCTTCAAGATGACGGCTTCGGAAGCGTTTGCGGTCAACACGGTTCTATACGGCGCGGCGGATGGGAAGGTCGCGGACACGGAGAACGGATCCGCGCAGTTCTACTCCCTGGAGGCTGCTACGGCGGATGCGGATATTGTTGAGTGCCTTCCGCTGAACGGGGCCTCGCAGGCCATCCATATCGGGGACTCTACCACGTCGGTAACGCTTTCAGCGGCCGGGAAGTCGGCCTTCGCGCTCTATACGACGTGCGCTTCTACAAGCGGTTCTTCTAGCGTTGAGCCGTTCTACATGAAAAGCACGATGACGGGAGCGGCTGGGGTTGGCGGGCGCGCCCGGTTCCATCTTTACACCAACGTCGCCTTGGGCGGCTGGGCCAATGCCCTCAAGGCTCATACGGAGTTCGGGTCAAGTGGTCGGGTGACGGGGTTGGGTTCGGCGCTTTGCGCGGAGCTTACTATGTCTGCCGGGACGTCCTCGGGGACGTTTGCTCCCCTGGAAGCCGAGATTGACATGGGGGCGTCTGGGGTGTGCGGTACTGCCACGTCCTTCCTCTACTGTAACACTGCTGGAGCAGCGGCCACTACGTTCGACACGAACGGGTATTTCCTGCACGTCGGGTCGGGGATCACCGCCGCGGCCACGAAGTTCTGCTCGGCCAACTACCACACGCTCAAGTGCCTGTTCGCGGATGGATCGACAACGCGGTATCTGTTCTTCTCCCAGACGGAGAACGGGGTTGGGATCGGGGCTTCGGGTTCCGAGGTTTCCTACACGGCGGGTACGCCGCTCGTCACCCTGTACGCCACGGCGGCCGGGTCGGGTTCCACCAATCTGGAACCGATGTACGTTTACTCGATTATGACCGGCACGTCCCCCGTGGGCGGGCGGTCGCGGTTCCACACCTACGCGAACGTCGCGTGCGGCGGGTGGATGAACGCCCTGAAGGGTATCACCCAGTTCGGGGCCTCTGGGAGCGTGACTGGGTTGGCGTCTGGCGTTTGCGGAGAGCTTACCATGTCGGCGGGTACGTCTTCGGGCACCTATGCGGCCCTGGAAGCCGAGATTGACATGGGGGCCTCTGGAGTTTGCGGTACGGCGACTTCGTTCCTGTACTGCAACGTGGCAGGGGCGGCTTCGACTACGTTCGACACCAATGGGTTCCTGTTGGAGGTCGGCGCTGGCGTGGCGGCTGGTTCCGGGAAGTTCTACCAGACTGGTCTAACGGCTGCAACGCTAAACGGCAACTGTACGGCGGCCGTGCGAGTGAAGGTGGATGGGACCACGTACTTCATCCCGCTTGCGACGGCGACAACGTAACAAGGAGAACCGGGGGGAGGGGCTGGCCCTCCCCCCATCAAAACAAAAGGATTGAAGGAGGCAGCGATGAGGCTCTTGGTCAATGAAAGGCTTTCTCTGTTGGGCATCTTGCCAAGGGAGGGGGACTATACCACGTTGAAGATCATCCGGGATCTACAGGAGTCTCTTTCCTTCACGGAGGAAGAGCATAAGCGGTTGAATTTCAAGCAGGTGGAGAATCCGGAAACGAAGTCCATGCTGGTCTCTTGGGATATGCCGGAGGATGTAGAACTCCTCTATGCCGAAATTCCAATCGGGAAAAAGGCCGAGACGATCATCCACGACCTCTTGGAAAAGATGAACACGGAAAAGAGACTTACTGAGCAGTTCTTCTCCTTGTACGAGAAGTTCTGCACTGAGGAAGGAGAAAGTTAAATGCCTAGACCGACTAGTGCGACCACCATTCAGCGCCCGGTCCTGAACCAACTCTTTTTGGAGTATAGGGATCAGGCCCAGACGCAACTCGCGGGGCTTCAGGTTCTCCCCGTCTTCAAAACGCCGAAGCGCGAACCGGACGTTCCGGTAGTCCCGCGCGAGGCCCTTATCAAACTGCCCTCGGATCTCAAGAGAGAAGCCCGGGGCGCCTATAATCGAGGTGATTGGGAATTTGAAACGATGACCCTCCGCTGCGAAGAATACGGATGGGAGGAACCTGTCGACGATGTTGAGCGCGCGATGTATTCGGACTACTTCAGCGCGGATGAAATGGCGATGAGACGGGCAACAGACATTCTGCTCCGATCCCAGGAAAACACGATCGAAGCGGCGGTGTTCAACGCCACCACGTTTGCTTCCTACACGGGCGGGGTCTCTACGGAGTGGAGTACGGCGGCAACGTGTACGCCGAAGGCGGATGTCAAGGCGGCGATCCAGACGGTGCGCGGAAATACTGGCATGAACCCCACGGACATCGTGTTTTCGCTCAAGGTGTTTGAAAACGTGATGATCTCTGCGGAAATCAAGGCGTATCTCCAGTATACGAACCCTCACCTTCTCACGGGATTCGAGGCGCAAAGGCAGATGCTTAGCGCGTACTTCGGGCTGAATGTGATTGTCGCTGGGCCCGTGTACGATTCGGCCAAAGAGGGGCAGGCGGCTTCCGTCACCGATATTTGGGACGACGAGTACGCCATGGTGTTTGTGAAGAGCACCGGCGACCTGCGGAGCCCTGGCCTCGGGCGCACGTTCATCTGGAGCGCGGACAGCCCTGAGAACGTGAACGTGGAGAGCTACAGGGAAGAGCAGACAAGGGCGGATATTATCCGGGTTCGCCATCATTACGTAGCCAAAATTTTAAAGCCGGAATTTGGCTACTTGATGAGCAATATTACCGCATAGCGTTGCTACAAAAGGACTTGCGTCGCCGGGGGCTGAATGGCCTCCGGCGACGCAAGGACTCTAAATGACGAAGCGATGCACAAAATGTGGAATCACAAAGCCTCGGGACGCATTCTATTCGTCCACCGGCCACAAGGATGGGTTGCGCAGCC